ATCGGTAAAGCAAACGAGACATCTTTGCAAGGTCAAGCTGAACAAGAAATGTTGGCAGACTTTAAAAAGAAACTCGATCGTGGATACTTTAGATTAAAGTCTGATATCGATTCTTTTGATAAGATTAAACCAATGTTAGCAGCCAAATATGAAGATGCTAAGTTTGATTGGGATAACAACGATTATTTCTCTCAACCAAAACTTGATGGCATTCGTTGTGTTGCAAGAGCAAATGGTTTATGGTCACGAGCAGGTAAAGAAATACTTGGTGTACCACATATCTTTGAAAGCTTAAAGCCATACTTTGAAGAAAATCCAGACGCTATTCTTGATGGTGAGTTATACAATCATGATCTTAAAGATAACTTTAATAAGATTACATCTTTAGTTCGTAAAACTAAACCAACACCTGAAGATATTGCTGAAGCTGCAGGCTTAGTAGAATATCATGTATATGATTTGATTACTCCAACAGCATCATTTAAAAAGCGTATTACTGTTTTAAGCAAATTATCTGAATACAAATCAATTAAAACCGTATCTACTCGTTCTATTTCGAATCAAGCAGATATGGATCAATTGTATGGTGAGTATACTGAAGATGGTTATGAAGGTCAAATGATTCGTACAAATGATCCATACCAACAAAATAAAAGATCAAAATCGTTATTAAAACGAAAAGAATTCATCACTGAAGAATTTAATGTTCTGAAGGTGGAAGAAGGAAAAGGCAATTGGGCTGGTCATATCAAAAGATTTGTATTTGAAATCAATGGCCAAGAGTTTGGAGCTGGTGTAAGAGGCAATCAAACAGTATTGGCTGCGTTATTCGAATCTGGAGTAACACCTGATTGGGCTACACTTAGATACTTCCAACTTACGCCCGATGGCATACCAAGGTTCCCAGTTGTAATTGACTGGGGTATAGGACAACGAGAGGATTAATGAAAAATGGATAATAGGATTCTAGAAATTCTAGCAAAAGAAGCTGGACGACAATCAGAAACAGTAGAACTTATTGCAAGTGAAAACTTTGCGAGTGAAGCTGTTATGGAACTATCAGGCAGTATCTTTACAAACAAATATGCTGAAGGTTATCCTGGACGCAGGTACTATAATGGATGTGAAAATACAGATAGTATTGAAACATTGGCAATTGAATCGTTAAAACAATTATATGAATGTAATTTTGCTAATGTTCAACCACACTCTGGAGCAAATGCTAATCTAGCAGTATTTAAAGCATTTCTAAATCCAGGTGATAAGGTACTTGGTATGGATCTTGCAAGTGGTGGACACTTATCGCATGGTGCTGAAGTAAATGTATCAGGTGCTTGGTTTAGTTCATACACATATGGAGTAGATGAAAACGGTTATCTTGACTACGATAATATTAGAGAAGAAGCAATTGAGCTTCAACCTAAAATGATTATTGCTGGTGCAAGTGCATATCCTCGACAAATCGATTGGAAAAAGTTTAGAGAAATTGCTGACGAAGTAGGTGCTATTCTACTTGTCGATATGGCTCACTATTCTGGTCTTATTGCCGGTGGAGTATACGATAGTCCTGTTCCTTATGCAGATGTTGTTACATCAACTACTCATAAAACACTGCGAGGCCCTCGTGGTGGGATCATTCTTTGGAACAATAAAGACTATTCACGTAAAATTAATAGTGCTATATTCCCAGGAACACAGGGTGGACCATTGATGCATATCATTGCAGCAAAAGCTCAGTGTTTTATCGAAGCTCTTGATTTATCATTTAATAATTATGCAGCTCAAGTAGTTAAAAATGCTCAAGCAATGTGTGAAGTATTTAACAGACACGGATATAAAGTTTTAACTGGTGGTACTGATAGTCATATCATCTTAATGGATTTAAGTGACAGTAAATATAGTGGTCGTGAAGCAGCAGACAGATTAGAAGCAGTTGGTATTACAGTTAACAAAAACGGAGTACCAAACGATCCACGTACATTTATGGAAACAAGTGGTATTCGTATCGGAACTGCGGCTGAAACTACTCGTGGTTATGACGAAGCTCGATTTAAAGAAATCGCTGAAATAATTTGCGACGTACTGCAATAGGAGACTTATGCCAACATATTCATATGAATGTAAAAAGTGCGGACATGAATTTGATATAATGCAAAGGATAGTTGATGACGCACTTACTGACTGTCCTGAATGTAAAGCAAAAGAATTGAAAAAAGTAATTAAACCTAACGATGGTGGGTTCGCATTAAAAGGAAAGGGCTGGTTTAAGAGCGGCGGGTATTGACTATAAATAACTCTATATGAATAAACTATGGAGTTATTATGTGGTTGTACAAGGGTGAGGAATTCACCTCAGAAATGATTGAAGATTGGGTAGGGTTTGTTTACCTTATCACCGATCAATCAAATGATATGAAGTACGTGGGTAAGAAATTACTCACATCAAAACGAAAGTTACCGCCGCTTAAAGGTAAGAAGAGACGAAGAACTGTAGTAAAAGAAACCGATTGGCAAAAATACTATGGATCTTCTGAAGAAGTTAAATTGATGGTTGAGGAGAAAGGTGCAAATAATTTTCACCGTGAGATCTTAACCTTATGTAAAAGTAAAGGTGAACTTGGTTATTTAGAAGCCAAGTACCAATTTGAGCACGATGTTTTGTTAAGAGACGACTATTATAACGGTATCATCCAATGTAAGATACATAGGAACCACGTAAAAAGTTTAAAATAACAGTTGACAAACAACTTTTCATATAGTATAATAAAAATATGGCGTATTCAAAAAAAGTAGTAGAAAGGTTTGAAAGTGTTTTAGCGAATCCAGCAGAATATAGTGTTGGAAGATTTGATCCTAACGATCCAAGAGTAGCAACAGGAATGACTGGTGCACCTGCTTGCGGTGATGTTATGAAATTACAATTAAAGTTAGATGATAACGAAAGAATTGTAGATGTGAAGTTTAAAACGTACGGCTGTGGTAGTGCTATAGCAAGTTCAACGATGTTTGTTGAAATGTTAAAAGGCAAGACAATAGAAGAAGCAAAGCTTATCAAAGATAAGGATATTGCTGACTCTTTAGAACTACCACCAATTAAATTGCATTGTTCTGTACTAGCAGAAGATTCGATTAAGAAAGCAATTGAAGACTGGGAGTCTAAGAAAGATTCTATGGTTGGACATAATAATCCGCCAAAATAACAGTTGACATTTGTTTGAAAGTATGATATATTAGATAATATAAATTTATTATCTTTCAATGGAGAATATTATGATTGTAACTCGTAAAAGCGTTCTTACCGGTAAATCCCGTACAAGAAACATCTCAGTAGATCCAAAGGATCTAGCACTGTATGAAAGCGGTGCTTGTTCTATGTCGGATGCTATGCCTTATTTAAACTCCTCTGATAGAGACTTTATTATGGTTGGTATAACTGACAACGAGCTGAAAAATGCTTTCTCAAAAGAATTGAAAGCGATCGTCAATGATCAATTTGGAGCTTAAGTTTGATTGTACTATTTAACGGGCCACCGGCCTGCGGAAAAGACCATGCAGCTGATTACTTTAAAGGTAAGGGATTTAAACATCTTTCCTTTAAGTATCAGTTATTTAAAGAAACGATTAAGTACTTTAATGTTGGATCTGAATGGTTTATGGAACGCTATAATGATCGTTCTTTAAAAGAAGTTCCAACACACTGGCTTGGAAACATGTCCTGTCGTGAGGCAATGATCTATGTTTCAGAAGAAAAAATTAAACCTCGTATGGGTTTAGATTACTTTGGTAAACTCGTAGCAGATGAAATTGATTTGTCGAAAGATTATGCAATTTCTGATGGCGGCTTTATCGATGAGTTATTACCGGTAGTTGAAAAGGTTGGTAAAGAAAACTTTCGACTTGTTCAACTTACCCGTGAAGGTCACGACTTCTCGTCTGACTCTCGTAGATACTTTGATGGTAACATAACTAAAGAATATATACTTAATAAACCAACAAAAGTTGAAAAAAAGTATGTACTTCCTCATAAGTTTGATGTACAATCATATAGAGTACACAATAACTCAACTCTTGAAGAGTTTAATGAAACTCTAAAAGAGATCTATGAAAATGAAATAAATATTAATGTGAAATAGGAGCTATACTATGTTAAATCAAGATGAAATCAAAACTGCACTTCATAACGGAGTTTGTTCTGTAACCTTTACAAAAGTAAACGGCGAAGAGCGAGTAATGCAGGCTACACTTAAAGCAGATCTTCTGCCGGCAGTTGTAGAAAAAGTACTTGCCGAAGGCGAAACACCACCGGCACCTAAAAAACCTAACCCAAGTGTTCTAGCAGTGTATGATGTAAATGCACCTGGATGGCGCTCATTCCGCTGGGACTCTTTGAAAAGCTTTCAAGTGGAGTAATAAATGAGCATGATTTATAATGGTGACGTCGTAGAGACTGAACTATCTAAAAATTCAAAGGGTGGAACCGAGATGATGCGTCAGCGTCTTCTCGACACCGTCCAACCTGAATTGTTAAATGGGTTTGCAATTCATTTTTCACGTCCAAGGGATATTCCTGAAGACGTAACTAATGTAATGTATTGTCACGATCTTGCTGAAGATCCAGAAAATGTGATCTTAAAAGACGGTGGATGGAAGAAATTCGATCACTTTGTCTTTGTATCTCAGTGGCAACGTGATCAGTATATTACATACTTTCAAATTCCATATTCTAAATGTACTGTTATTCCTAATGCTATTGAAAAGCGTTATGAAGCAGAAGAAAAGAATACGGAAACAATTAGATTTATCTATCACACTACTCCACATCGTGGTTTAGAATTGCTAGTACCAGCATTTGATGCGCTGTCAAAAGAATACGAAAACATCCATCTCGATGTGTATTCATCATTTGCTATCTATGGTTGGCCTCAAAGAGACGATCCATACGTTAAATTGTTTACAGAGATACACAATCATCCAAAGATGACGTATCACGGTTCTGTTCCTAACGATCAGGTACTTAAAGCATTAGATAAGTCGCACGTGTTCTTATATCCAAATATATGGAAAGAAACATCGTGTATCGCGTTAATTGAAGCAATACGTTCTGGACTTATATGTATTCATCCAAATTATGGCGCCTTAGCTGAAACAGCAAGCAATGCTACGATTATGTATGATTACACCGAAGATCCAACAGCTCATGCTTCAATGGCATATGCAGTCGGTAAAAGTGTACTCGAGGCTCAGAAGAACGATCCTCAATTCTTTAACCGGTTTACAAGATCGGATAAGTTTGGTCTTGTCCCTAACGATATCGACACTTTTGGACATCTATGGACTAAACTCCTAAGAGAAAAAGCTGTCGCTGAAAATAAGGGTTGACAATTACATCTACATGGTTTATTATAGATCATGTAGATTAAATTAAAACGGAAAATATTATGGCTATATTAGTAGACTACAATCAGGTTATCCTAGCTTCGCTGTTCGCAAGTATCGGTAACCACACGGATGTGGCAGCAGATGAAAATATCATTCGCCACATGTTTTTAAACTCAATACGATCAAACCGTAAAAAATTCTCAGAAGAGTATGGTGAAATCGTAGTTTGTTGCGACGGTAAAAATACGTGGCGCAAAGAGGCATATCCTTACTACAAAGCAAATCGTAAAGCTGGTAGGGATAAATCAGGAATGGACTGGAATGCATTGTTCCAAATAATGAATAACGTTCGTTCTGAAATCAAAGAATTCTTTCCTTATAAGGTAATTCATTTAGATCATTGTGAGGCAGACGATATCATCGGTACTGTTATTCATGAAAATGGTTCTGAATTGAATATTGGATCTGAAAAG